TAGTACAGTATTTGTAATTGCCGCTTTTGTAGATGTAGTTAAAGTTTTACCAGTTTTAGGTTTTATAGACAAGAAAACTTTACCATATATAGGTGGGTCATTATCTTCACCGCCCCATACTTGCATTGTATCGACATTATCATATAACTTAGGAAGAATTACTTTATAATCTTCTGCTGTCACTGCACGATTTTGTGCAGAATATGATTTAGGTGCATTGAACTTAATACTTTCGATGCTTTCTCTACTCGCACCATTCTGCGAATTTATAACAGTAGTAATTGTTGCATTCGTAGAACCACCAACTGAACTTTGTAATGTGAATGCATTTGCACCATTTGCTTCACTTTCATTACAGACAATATACTCAATGATGACTATATTACCATCATCTAGTGCTTTACCTAAAACATTATCACCAAAACTAAGTTCATAATATCCATTTTCAACAGCATCTAAGAAATATACTTCAGATTGAGAAGTAACCTCTAAGAAATCATTTGCTTTACTAAATGTTCTCTGTGTTACATCTGCTACTGAAGTTTGTACTTTTACAGCAATAGTTGATGTATCAATATTTTCATCTGTTAGTAAAAATCTTTGTGCAGGGTCTAAGGAATCTTTTGTATATTGTAAGTTAAGAAGAGTTCCCTCTTTAATATCAATATTTGTAAACGTATACACACCCTCTGTTGGTACAATTGTTACGTCAGAAGTTGTTACAAATTGATAGTTGACATCATTAACACGACTTCTAAAAACAGTACCCTTAGGCATCGTGAGTGTAGTGGGTGCGCCAGCAGGTGAATTGATTGTCACATTTATTCTTGCTTCTGATGATGTAGATGACCTTGGAGTATAACCTAAATGCTTTGCAAGTGATATAACGCTATCTCTCTTGACGGCACTATCAAGAAACATCTCGTTTGCTACCATGTTAGCATATACTGCATTATAGTGTGTATTATACGAAAGAACGTCTAGCAATGTATTCATCGCTGAACCCTCAAAGTCATAATCTTTGAAAGTCTCTTGCGATTTCATATATGATTTCAGATTTGTTTTTATATCGTTGAAATCTAGTTCTGTAACTCTTAATCTTTTTGTAGTTTGTGCCATTTATCTCGTCCTTACTAAAAAGGTCTCAAATACCTCGGACCCTGTGAAATTTACAACATAGAAAAAAATCCTCACTCTATAAGTATTAGTATCTGGTTCATCAAATACTTGTACATCTTCAATTCTCGCTCTAGGTTCATGATTATCTATGACCTCACGAATTGACTTCTCTATTAATCTTCTTGTCATAGGAGTATTGTTCTCAAACAACAAGTCTGCAATCGATGAACCAAGATAAGGTTGAAAAGGTCTTTCAAAGTACCTAGTTTGAATAAGTGATTTCATAGACTGCTTTACTGCTTCTACATCACTCTTACGAGCAACATCTGATGTAGTAGACAGTCTAGTAAAGTTAAAGTCTAAATCCTTAAAATCTGCGGTTTTTCTTGTTACAGTCGTTGCCATACTACTATTTATACCTCTTATCCGCCAGCAAATACGTTAGATGAACCAGTTGCAACTGATGTGCAAGAAGTTACACCATCACCAACTCTACCACAACCTTTATTGTTCACAAATACAGTTGTTGAACCTGTAGTTATAGGTGCCGCATGAGAAGGACATGGTGGTACATTAGGAGGAAGTTTATGAGTTGTATTATTATCTCCCTGTCTACTAATACCTGTACCATTGCAAAATACATTGCTACTTCTTTTGTCTCTCTTAGGAGTTGAACAATGTATTACATCTGCATCAACGCTGTCACCTCTACAAACTGCTGGCATTATAGTCTCTCTCTAGAAAATATCTCTCTGAACTTTGTATGAAAAGTAGCAATCAAATCATGGTCTTCTTGTGTATGTGGTTCTGGAGGAAAGTCAGGTTCAAATCCAATCAAATTATCAAATGACGCAGGTATATCATCGATATGACGATATGTATGAACTACACCACCAATTAGAACTTGAAACTTACCTGTCATCTTGTACTACCTTGACCTCTATACTTCTTAAAACTTCTTCTCTTATGTTTGTTCATAGTCGATGTGATAGGTTTTCTTCCTTGAGAAGTACCTTTGACTGTTTTTTCATATATTGGGGCAGACCCAAACTTTATCTTTGCCATTTTATCCTCTTAGTTCAAATCAATTCTAGGTGCATCAGCATCAATATGCTTACCACCATTCAAGTCAATCGTATCAGACGCATCAACTCTAAAGTTGACACACTTCGCACGAATATCTTTTGTCGATTCCATATCAATGTTACCTTCTGCTTTCACGGTTGCAGTACCACTTACATAAATGTTGAAGTTACCTTTAGTGTGTTGATTATGGTCTTTCTCAATCAAAAGTTCATGTGTACCTTCGTTGAGAATTCTTATCGACCCGTCAGGATGCATCTCAATGAAACTACCCGACATATGTTGTATATTAATTCTTTCTCCGTTTGGTGTATCATCTACCTCAATGACATGACCACTCTCTGTTTGATTTACTCTATTGAATGGATAACGTGCGTTGTAGGGATTCGCCATTGTATTCCATTTGTCTGATGACCATGCAATAGGGTGCGGTGGATGTTCATCACTAGATAAATGTTCTTGCTTCTTCGTGTAGAGTTTAGATTTTTTATCACCTCTTGCTAAACGAGATGTGTCTGGTTCTTCAATTTCAACAGGATGGGTACCAGATGGGTCTGAGAATCCTAAATCTGTATTTGGTCTTTCCATAGGATAACCATGAAATGAACCAATAACAACTGGTTCTTGACATTCATTACCATCTGTAAAAAATCCCATCACCCACGAACCTTTAAGAAGTCCTGACGGTGAGTTACCTATCTGTGAAACAGACGCACTTGTAGTAGGCATCATGACCATCGCCCAAGGTAAATCTTCAACAGGTAATGTTTCTTTATCTTCTGTGTGAATACCTAGACATCGTACACGAACTCTACCAATCTGTTCTGGATCGTTGTGGTCTTCAACTACACCCATGAACCAAGTAAATCCGTTAAACCCCATAAAATTCTTCATACTATTTCCTTTTGGATTTATTTATATCGACAAAGTTTGATTGCTTGTCTTGAACCCTTTTTTACGCATGACAGTTTTTGCTACAAGTTCAAACTCTTGATTTCTTTTATCATACTTGAGAACGAATGGCATATTTATATCAGTTTGCATATCTTTCAAAACTGCTTCAGCATCCGGACCAAGTTGAGGAATCTTTTTTCCATGTTTGTTATAAGTTTGCTTAAACAAACGAGTAAGTTCTGCAGTAGTAATCTGTTTCTTGTTACGCTCATCGTTCACCCTATCTAAAAAATGTCTTGTGAATTCTACATCAATATTTACCTTTGCAAATAATCTATCTGCAAATTTTTCAATGCCGTCTAAATCTCTTTGAGATATCTCTTCTCTTAATTCTGTAAACTTACGCATTCCATCCGTCCTTTACAATATTCATGTCTACTTTATATGCAGTAGTATTGTTTGCAACAGGACTAAAGAAATGCATACAGTCTCTAATTAAATATAGTCCTGAGTACTTTTTATTATAAACATCATCAGCATCTTCTACTTTTCTAATAGCAGGATAATTAAACTCTAATAGTCTACCACATTCGATAACAGGGTTACCAGGTGCTTCAAAGTTTTCTACAACTTCATCATCAATTTGCTTCATAACTTGATGTCTAAGTAGAGCATAATCTTCTGGGTAAATAGTTCTAAAACCCTCTTCACCTTTTTTCTGTGCATGTATTTTTGTTTGCTTAGAACTTAATGAAATACTTATGTTTGAACTTATTCTTTTTTCAGGTCTTTCAAAGTGTGGGGACTTTGCCAAACGCTTTAATTTATCAAAGTCCTCAAAATAATCCCATGTGTTTACTGAATAGTTTTTGTGAAAGATATCATATGTAATATGCTTTGCATTCATGTTGCCATTCAATATATCTTCCGCTATTTTTTGTCTTTCAAGAATTCTGAAATCATCTACGTTTTGCGTTGTCTCACTACCTACCATGCCTGACTGTGGTTTACCATCTGAACCAATTACAGGAACACCAGGAACTTTGTACATATACCCCTTTTTGATTTTACCACCTTTATCTCTTTCGTTTTCAACATCACCCATAAGGTCAGTGATAACCATATTCTTTTCTTTATCTAAAAGTGTGCCTGTTGATAGAAGTCTAAAACCTAACATGCTCTCATAAAAAAAGAAACCAGGTAAGTCTTTTTCAGACGATATTGATTTATTCAAAACCCATCGTATCGCTTGACTAGGTCTCCACATAGGGCAGACTAATTTTAGTCCACCTAAAGACTTTTCTGCAGTTAATTGCTTAACACCAGTTGAAAGATATTGTGAAAATATTTGAGATATAATAGAATGAGGTTCACCTGTAAACGCAGATGATAGTGAAGTGTTCATATTCTTATAACCTTCTTCACTAATCAATCTCATAGTAAATGCTTGTTTGCGTTCTTGTATAACTACATTCTCAATACCAATTACACGAAACCATAAGTCAACTTCAGTATCTATAGTACCTTCTTGCACATTGTATTTGATGTGCATGATATTAGCACCACCGATAGGATAGTCAGGCATCATATCATTACTGTCATTAATAGTAATACTACCTGTTTGAAAAGGTGTCAATATACTTTCACTGATAGTTAATTGAGAATATACGCTAAGTAAGTCTAGAAACTCTTTTGATTTTTTTGCATCATCGACTGTTTTTACTGAATTAGGAAACATATTCAATGCTTCCATTATTACCTCACCGCCACCCTTAGTACCGCCGCTCATAATATTATTCCTTTATAAGTTCTCTAAACTCTTCAACAAACTCTTGTAGAAGATTAGGTCTTAAAATATTAATCTGTCTTTTTGCTTCGTTAATTCTTTCTTCGTACACTCTATTAGTAATAGCATCAGTATTCTTAGTTTGCTCTGTGCCGGGACTTGTAATTTCAGTATATGTTGTTGCAGTTGTAATAACTTTCTTTGTAGTATCACCAGATGCTTGAGGGTACTCATAATGATGTATACCATCAGGACCAGAGTTAGTTTTATATAATTTGTATATAGAAGTATCGAAAGATGATGTGCCGTGACCTCTTGTAGGACCGTCTGGCATATAGAACACTGTGTTAGGAAACTCTGAGAATGTATGAGTATGCGCCCCACCAGAAAACTCTTTTAATCTATCATAGTTTCTTGCTTCTTCAATTGATAGAAATAAAGGATAATAATATCCATTCACACCTGAGTAATAATTACCTGTGCTAGTTTCTGTGCCTTTGACTGCATAAGGTCCCATGCCACCATACTTTTTATTAATCATGTTTTTAAGTTCACGTTCAGTTCGTGGCCAGTCTTCGTATAAATCATGTATTTCATTTGTGACCATAATTACCCATGCAAATTTACTTGAATTATAAAACTGATGTGCTAAGATATCTGGACGCTCACCTTCTTGTATGTCATATGGATCATATGAAAACGCACTGTTTGCAACACGACTATTTAATTTTACTCTACGAATAATATCTTTGGTGATTATAACATTCGTTTCAATATCACCAGGTTTTGTAACGTCATAGAACGTCACTGGAAAGGATTCAAAGTAACTCATTAGTAACCCTCTTCAATTCTGTGTTTATGTAATGGTTCAATTTCTCTGAAGTTCATAGTACATTGTATCTCTGTTGGTTGACCATCTCTGTTTGTAGCAAACACACCAGTAGAAGTATAGTTAGTTGTAAATGAAGTCAGATAACATGTTGATATTCTATGCATGTATTTGTTCTCGTTATTTTTATGCATAACAGTAATATCAAACATAGAAGGATAATCAAAGAACAGTCCAGAAGGTATCAACTCTGGATGCATATGAAATCTAAAAGTTTTAATAATATTATCAATTGCTCTCATTTCTTGTTCAGAACGTGCGGCAAACTCATAGACAAATTGAAACTCTCTAAAAGAAACACTTGCAAATCTTTGTTCGATATGAGGATTAGAAACTCTTCTTGTTGATACTTCCATAATATTTTGTAAGTTCATACCGAAAGCATCAGGAAGTGCCGCAAATGTTTCCATCGCAAGTCGTGCCGCTTGACCACCTAGATTTGCTATGTCTTGATTCCCTTGCTCACCAGCACCTATTCTAGATAGAAGACCTGCAACTGCACCTAACTTTGCTTCAGTATAATTTGCGCTTGATGTAGCAGTAAAAGTATTAGGCACTGCAAGTGCAATAGACGCATTCAACTTCTTTAGATTTTGTGCGCCACCAAAAGCACCATTCTTAAACTTACCTACTGAAGATGTAACACCTTCAGGTATAGCATTAAGTGCTTTGTCTGCTAAACCACCTTCACCAACACCAGCAAGATTTTTTACACCTTGTTCTAAATTCTCTATTGCTTTTGATGCTTTGTTGCCAACAATAGCAGAATGACCTTTCCATGCTTTAGGTTCATCTCTAGTTCCTTGAATATTAGTAAAAGACGTAGTTTCATCAAAATAGATATCAAAGATAATATGATTATCAAGTTCTGCAGGTGCATCTATACCCATGTCAATCGGATATGTTAATCCAGCAGAACCATAACGTCTACCCGTTTTCTTAGGTTCTCTTTTGACAGGTACTCTAGTGTATGTTTGTTCTGAGAATGAGTTTAGCGCCATGACTTTCCCTATAAATAGTAATTACAATGATTATTTATAAGAGTTTTATGAATGGCATACAAAGGAAGATATTCTCCAGTCAATAAAGAAAAATATCAAGGCAACCCTAGTAATGTTATTTATCGTTCATTATGGGAACGAAAACTGATGAAGTGGTGTGACTTGAATCCAGATGTTCTGAAATGGGGTAGTGAAGAGACTGTCATACCTTACGTTTCACCTTTAGATAACAAAATTCATCGATACTTTGTAGATTTCTATATTCAAGTACGCACACAAGAAGGCGAACTTAAATCATATCTAGTAGAAGTGAAACCTAAAAAATATACGAAAGCACCCCCTACAAATCCTAAGAAAAAGACTGCACGATGGTTTGGTGAAGTGAAAAGTTGGGGTGTCAATTCTGCTAAATGGAAAGCGGCAAGTGAGTATGCACAAGATAGAAACTGGGATTTCATAATTTTAACAGAAGACCATCTGAACTAGCATAAATACTAGTATGGCAGAGATTAGAGTACTTGAAGAAATAAGAGCGGCGACCGGAGACCAAAGACGTTCGGCGCAGTGGTATCAAGACCAAGTCAAAAGACTGGTTGGTACGTCATACCCTGGACCTCAATTTCAGCGTGAATATTCTGAGAACTTAACTAATAGAATGTTACCTGGTCGCTTATATCTTATTAACTACTCAAATCCAATAACAAAGGATAAGTTACCTTACTATGATATGTTTCCTCTAATACTACCTTTCAATATTGAGAGTAGTCTTGTCACTGCTATAAACTTTCACTACTTACATCCTACTTCTAGAATTATATTACTTGAAAAGTTAAGTAGATTTAAGATTGGTGATACTGATATACAAACACGAATTCGTGCAGACTGGAACATACTGAGCAACTTCGCAAGATTTAGAGAAGTAAGACCTGCAGTAAAAAAGTATAGAAGAAGTCAGATAAAAGGTAGACTACTTTTTATACAACCAGATGACTGGACAACTGCCGCTATTTTGCCTACTGAACAATTTAGAGGTGCAAGTAAACAGAAAGTATATCTAGACAGTAACAGAAAAATGAGGCAACGATAATGGCGATTAGAGAATTTCTAGCAACAGTAAAAAGCGCAGGTCTTGCAAAGTCTAGTAAATACATGGTAGTACTAGATTTACCAAAAGGACCTTCAGCAAACAATTTTGGGCGTTCAAATGTTTGGGGTGGTCTTACTAGTGGTGGTAATCAATTTAGTAATTACTCTCAAATGGTAGAAGGACAAAGACTTGTTAGTTTATACTGTGAAGCGGCATCATTGCCATCACTCAACATTGATACTAAATTAAACAAAGTATATGGTCCTGGTCGTGAAATGCCATACGGTGTAAGTTACTCACCTGTCAATTTAACTTTCTATATTGATAGAGATTATATTGTCAAAAGATTTTTTGATACATGGCAGAGAAGTATTATTAATGAAGATACACATCACGCAAACTTCTATAATGAGTATGTAACCCAAGTTCATATCTTAGCACTTGATGCGGCAGACGGTATGGATGTATCCCAATCAAGTCTCAAAGCAAGATATCAATGTACTCTTTTAGAAGCATATCCAAAAACAGTTGCAGAAGTCGCTTACGGTGCAGGCAATGCTGAAGTTGCCAGACTACAGGTTTCAATGCAATTTAGAAAGTGGACTGAGACTACATCACCTTTTGGTATTGGTTCAGTTCAAGCGTCACAGAAGTCGCCTGAATATATCATATATAATCCAGCGCAAGGTACATTTAGAGCAGACACTTCAGCAACAAGATTTAACGATGCAGGTATTAGTATATAATTAACTAAGGAGAAAATATTATGGCACTACCTAGACTTGATACACCACAGTATGATTTGAAATTGTATAATGGTGACAATATCAAATTTCGTCCATTTCTCGTAAAAGAACAAAAAATTCTTTTGATGGCAATGGAAGAAAAAGACAATACGCACATGCTCAATGCAATGAAGCAAGTAATTAATAATTGCACTTACGACCAAATTAAAATCGACAGTCTTCCAATCTTTGAAGTAGAGAATATCTTTCTACGTTTAAGAGAGAAGTCAATAGGTGAAGAAGTCGAATTTAGAGTTAAATGCACAGATAGCGAATGTGAAGGTTTAACTCACATGACAGTAGACTTAGGAACTGTTGGATATGATAATACTCAACTACCTGATACTAAACTTACAATTAGTCCTAATGTCGTTCTTAATATGAAATATCCAACTTTACAAAATCTAGATACTATTCAGAACTTAGAAAACATTGAAGACAACTTCTCATTTCTTGCTAGTTGTATTGAAAGCATTGAAGCAGATGGTAACATCTACACAATGGATACCACTTCAGTAGATGAAGTTCAAGGATTTCTAGAAAGTATGACTAATCAGCAGTTCGCTTTAGTACGAGATTTCTTTGTAAAGTTACCTAAGGTAAGTAAGAAACTTGAATACACATGTTCAGGTTGTGGTAAGGAGAACACTAGAGTAATAACAGGATTACAAAATTTTTTAGTATAATCCTCTCACATGACAATATGGTCAATTATATGAAGACTAATTTTGCACTAATGCAACATCATAAATACTCATTGACAGAACTTGAAAATATGATGCCGTGGGAGAGGGAAGTATATATCACTTTGTTGACCCAATACATTGAAGAAGAGAATGAAAAAGCAAAACAAAGGAAGATGTAATGGCAGAAGAAATAAAACAAGCAGGATATCATCCAGCAGATGTTAATGGTGATGGTAAAGTATCACCAAACGAGCAAGAGATGTATCTTGAGTTTAAGCGTAAAGAACTAGAAGATGCAGATGCGAGAAGGGACGCTATGAGACAAATGACATGGTTTGCATTGTTGGGTATGTTATTCTATCCAGCAGGCATTTTGATTACATCATTACTAGGACAAGAAAAAGCGGCGACACTGATTGCAGATATCGCACCGACTTATTTTGTTGCTATCTCAGCATTGGTTGCCGCCTACTTTGGGGCAAATGCTTATGCTGATAAGAAGAGTAAATAGGTAGTTAAATGGCAGATAAAGATAGCATCGGCGGACTAAATGAAGCAGTAGAAACTCTTAATAAAGATAATCATCAGGATTCTATTCAGAGTAATCAAGTACTAGGCGACATTTCTGCTACTATGCAAGATGTGTATAGTATCAACTCGCAGATGCTTGAAGTTATGACTGCTATTCAACAATCACTTGCACCAGACGCATTTGGTGCGGCACAAGCAACAGAAACAGCAAGAGAAGGAGCAGGCGCACCTGTTGTGGGTGGACCTGCTGATGCATCTACTGTTCAATCATCTGGAGGTGGTGGAGGTGGTTTTGGTATGCTTGCTCTCGCAGGTGCCGCTGTTGCTGGTGGTGTTGCAGGTATCATTGCAGGACTTGCAGGACTTCTAGACTTTGATGCTGATAAAGTAAAAGAAAAAGTAAAAACTCTATTATCAATTAAAGATGAAGTCGCTGATGGTAGTCTTTTGAAAATGCTAGGTGAGAGTGGAACATTTGCACTTGCCATGGGTGGTATAGGTTTCGGTCTCGCCGCATTTGGTATAGGTGCCGCAGTTATGGGTGGAGGTATGGCACTCGCTGATTGGACAGGTGGTGAAAATTGGTCGCAAAAAATTAAAGACCATGTAGTAACTTTAATGTCAATTAAAGATGCACTCGGTGGTAATTTAGATTTCTTAGCATCTGGTGGATCATTTGCTCTTGCTATGACAGGTGTTGGTGCTGGTCTTGCCGCATTTGGTATAGGTGCCTCAGTTATGGGTGCTGGAATGTCGCTAAGTGATTGGATGGGTGGTGAAAATTGGTCACAAACAATTAAAGACCATGTCATTACACTTATGTCTATCGATGATGCGCTAGGTGGTGCCGCTTCATTCATAGGCGAAAGCGCAACATTCTTACTTGCAATGGGTGGTATAGGAGCAGGTCTTGCCGCATTTGGTATAGGTTCTGCAATCGGTGGACTAGGAGAAGCAGTTGCTAAATTTACATCTGGTGAAAACTGGTCAGAGAACGTAGTTAATCATGTAAAAACTCTTGCTAGTGTAAGTGATGAAGTTGATGTAGAAGAAGCAAAAACATTCGCTGAAACAATGACTATTATGGGTAAAGGACTTGCAACATTCGGAACAGCAGAATTCTTGGGAGCAATTACAAGTGCAGGTGCTAAACTAGTCAACTTCTTATCTGGTAATGAAAGTCCTATTGAACAGATGATGAAGATTGCTGAAAATTCTTATGACTTAGAAGTTGGTGCCGCATCTCTAGAAAAAATTCAAAGTGCATTAGCAGGATTAGGTTCACTAAACTTTGATGGTAGTGACTTAGGTCTAAAAGAATTTGCAGAAGACTTAGTATCGGCCGTTCCTGCAATTGAAAACGCAATCATGGGCGGTAAGATTGATGGCGGGATATTCTTTGGTGAAGACGTTGAGTTCAAAGGTCTTGCATCACCCGACAT